ACGGTTTTCTGCGCTCTTCTGAAGAGCGATCCTTTGCCGCACGAGATGTGCGCTTTTCTCTAGTCTCTGTCATGTTAGTTCTCCCTAGCCATTAGTCGTGCTTTCTCTTTGGCGTATTGTTCCAAAGTGACATTTAATTTTTTTGCTGTCTCAACCTCTGACGGAGTTAACTTAACCGAGCTGCGCCCTGATGGTTTGCGGGAAGCTGAAGTATCAGCAGGGGCGACCTTTGTACTTCTCCCGGTTTTCTTAAAGTAATCAGGGAATCTATCCTGAATTCTTTTATTAATTTCATCATAGTACTCATCCGAAGTAGCGTCAAACCCTTCATATTGAGTAAGATCTTCATTAATCCTCATTGCCTCTCTAGTCATGCGCTCATCTTGACCAAACCACTCGTTTTTTTCTGCCCATGCAACGGCTTTTGGATCTGGCACTACTTGTGGTTGAGACTCAGGTTCAGGTTGCGGTTGTTGCGCTTGTTCTTCTTGTCTTTTAACCCCTAGACGATGACGCTCTTGATCAATCGATATTCTGGATAAAGCTTGTTGCGCTTCAAACATACGATCAACATCACCCTCATCATGCGCTTGTTTGTATGCTTGTTTAGCAAGATTGACATCATTTTCTAAACGTTGACCAAACTCTGACAAGTGCGCTTCCTGAGAAGTGGACATTTGTTTTCTTAGTTTTTCATTTTCTTCTCTTAGTTTCTTAGCCAGTTCAATCGCTTCCTGACCGTCTCTTTCAGCACGTCTATACTTTTCAGTAAGTTTGTTGATCCTTTTCTTGACACCTTTTGAATAGTTTTCAAGTTCCTCATCGGATTCAGGCTCAGATTCAGGTTCAGACTGCGCTACTGAAACGGGCTGTTCAGTCGTCTCCTGTTCTTGATCAGGCTCTATTTGAACCTCGATTTCTTCAGATTGTGAGGTCTCTTCTGTTTGCTTAATATCTTCATCAGACATTGTTAACATCCTCTGGGTCGTTAATTACTGCAATAACTTCATCGTCATTGATGATACGAAGCTCTTTTTCCTCTTTATCTCGAAAACGAGCACCGGCATATCGTCCAATACAAACCCAATCACCCTCACTGCACCAAGCCTGATTACCGAACTTAGATGAATCTTTGTATGCTAGCGGCCCTATCTTCATTACTTTGGCAACAACGGTTCCAACTGCTTCTTTTTTGCGAACGTCTTCAGGCAGAACAATTCCACCTTGCGTTGTTTTTTTACCTTCGTAGGGACGTACTAATATTCTCCAACCGGTCGGTTGGGGAAACGGAATCTCAGTCATTATCTTCATACCTTTCCAGCAGGGTTTTCATTTCTTGTCGAACAAGACAGACACCCTGAATCTCTCCTGTCACACTGCGGTAGTCTTCCATCGACTGAATACTACCGTTTGCTAAAAACTCTTTTAGATCCTCTTCACGATCATCCAGCACTTTATACAATGCTGTCGCAAATTGCACAATATCCATCAGTCTTCTATGCCGTCAGAATACAAGTTATCAAACGTTATGTTCGGATCGGTATAACTAGAGTGACCTTCTGCTGAATGCGTGTACTGACTTGGTTTAAAATCAGGGGCACCTTCGCCTGTGTCCCAAAGTGCAGGTGATGTTGCCCTGACTCTGTTGTTTGGTAAAGCAACAATATTGCCTTCCCAAGGACCTTCGGTTAGATATAAAACATGGCTTTGTTTGTGTTGATCTGGCGCGTCAGCAATTTCGTACTCAGTGTAATCCACTGTGAACATATACCGCGCTTCGTAGAACTCGTGATTAACCTTGGCAATCCAAGGACTTGAACTGACTCGATCTAAGACAATGACTTCGTGGTTTCTGGACTCACAGTCCCACGGCTGACAGATGTAGTCTTCCATGCGTTCAGGCCAATCGTCGCTTTCTGTTTCCACATCAGCAACCAGTGCCTGTATGGGCATTCGTGCCCACATCGCACCACCATGACGATTCTCATCACTATCTTCTAAGTGTCTTTCCTGGCCGGTAAAAACAACTTGGAAACTCAGCGATCTGTCCGGGATCGTATTGACTGCAATGGCTAGAGCATGGAGATATTCCCCATGGTAGTCATCGTGATTGCAAGTAAACTCTTTCCGCACCCAGCATTTGAAATACGGGATGTTGCTAATCAAATATGACATTAATAATTTCCGCTAAATTTTGTTCCTTTAACCTGTGCTTTTTCTGGTTCTACGCCACTATCTATAACTAATACGGCTGCTTTTACCACTTTACCGTCTTTAAAACCCTTAACGCCTCGACCTTTTAAGATATCGGCTTGAGTTACTTTGCCATCACCAGTTAGATCTGGAAATTTTTTAGCCACTTTACCTCCCAGAGCTTTTCGCTCAACCTCATCAATAACACCTTTGTTTTTTGACGCATAAAATACAGCCTCGCCCTCATCGGCACCGTACTGCTTCTTCATGGCCTTCATAATCTTTTTACCTTTTTTATTTAAAGGCATGATTATTTATCCTTTTTCCTTTGAAAAGACTCTATTGCGCCTCCGCCAAAATAAAAGCCCAAGATTAGAAGCATGGCGTAGTTGATTTGAAACTGCTCCATCACCTGAGACACAGAGGAAGGATCGCCTTTTCCGGTCAGTGTCATAGCGAGGACTATGATGAAACACGATACATAAGTCAAACCGAACATCAGCGCAAGGTACCGCTGGGCTACCTTAAAGGGAGCATACGAGTTCATCAAAGCTACCTTGGCTTGTGTCTTCGCTTCAATCGACTCAGTTTCAGAAGTATGCATGTCATCAATCAAGTCCATGCCTTTCTTGATAACTGTCTCACTGCCAAGTATTTTTCCTAATGCACCTAATATCATAATCACCTCAGTATCTTAGTGTTTTTCGGATTAACCCACTCTGGAATGCAGTACGCCTGTACCTTGCGCTTTGTCCAATAGTTGTATCGTGTACGGCTCACGCGATCTGCAAAGTAGTTGCACCGGTTGATCGAATAGAAATATGCCTTCTTGTCAGGTATCACTGTGCCTTCAGCAGTCATGATAATTAACGCAAATACATAGATCATTTTTTATTTAGCCAAGCCGTTGTTCCCATGTACGCCCCAACGATACCCGCGCCTGATATGTAAAATAGGTTGCTGATATCTGACAAAGCTTGTACCCGTTCTATCGGCACAAAGAACATAGCAGCAGTGAACACCCCCATGGCAATTAAGGTATATCTTGCCATACGTAACTGAGCCAAGTTTTTTCGTAACGCTGTCTCAGTTTCTTTGATGGACTTAATGCGGGACATCTCCTCATCACTAATGACACCATCACCATCTTTGTCATACTCAGCGTAAATCGATTCTTTTTGTAGTTTCTTCTGCGTCATACTGGCCTCATATTAGCGAGCCAATATATAAAACCACCGAGCGCAGCCAATCCCAACAGACAAACAAATACAACGACCATAGTCCGTAGCAAAGCAAGGTTTCTCTTACGCTTCGCGATTTTTGCTTTCTTTTGCGCCTCCAAAGCTTCATCACGGTTGCGTTTCGCCTCTGCCGCGTACTTTAGAAAGTCTTGATACAGGTTTGCTCTGCCTTGGTAAATTAACATGGTCTTCAGTTCTTCTTCTCGTTGTCTTAATTTTTCGAGGTGAAGAAAGTTTTCAAGATCAGAGCCAGTTGACTGCGAACTACCTGATTTTTTCTGTATTTCTGCTTTTGCATCAAAATACTTTCCAAGCTGTTCGGCACAGTCGGTTATGTCTTTGCCATTTTTTAATAGTTCTTTGACGGCTCCAATCGCGGTGTTTGCAGTCTGAACGACGGCTATGGCTTCAAAGATCATAACCTTTCCTTAATTTCTGTTCTGTTGTGCCTGTATCCTTGTAAGGTTAACTTCAGCACGTTGATCTGCGATATCCTCTTGTAGCTCTAATCGAGCAGAGTCCGTAGCGGCTCGTTGCTGTAGTTTTTCTCTTTCGAGTTGCAGGTTACTAGCATCTAACTGAGCACGACGCTCAGACTCAGCCGCTCGAATAGCAAGTTCTTTCTGTCTTATATCGACTAAAGGATCTGGCTGTTCACCCTGTTGTGGTTGAATGGTTTGTAAGAAGTCTGTGACTAACTGAGCCTCTATCTGAGCGACTCGTGATTCTGTTTGTTCTACTGGGATGGGTGGAGCCATCTGAACAAGCCCCTGATCCATGTTTGCCATAGCATTTTGTATTTCTTGCTGTGCAATCGTTCTGGCTTTAAATGCTATATGTTCCATACAGTGAGATACCAACATCCCAAACACACTTGGCGATGCCTGAACCAAGGGTGTAACCATTAAAGCAATGTGTGTTGCAATGTGTGCATCGTGTTCTTGTTCTGGAAAAGCCGTCAGTAACTGACCTGCTAAAGCTCTGGCATTCTCAATGCTAGGATCAGTTGGTTGTGGTTCTGGCGCAGGTGGTAAGATTTCGTCAATGTTTTGCACTTCCAAGGCTTGATACATTCTTTTGTACGCTGCCT